ATGACGAAGAAAAAAGCACATAAACCTGGTTCAGCGACCATCGCGCTTAACAAGCGCGCCCGTCACGAATACTTTATCGAAGAAGAGTTCGAAGCGGGACTTGCCCTGCAAGGCTGGGAGGTTAAATCCCTGCGCGCAGGAAAAGCCAATATCAGCGACAGCTACGTCCTTCTGCGTGACGGAGAGGCATTTCTGTTTGGCGCTAACATCACGCCAATGGCCGTGGCCTCCACGCATGTGGTGTGCGATCCTACCCGTACCCGCAAGTTACTTCTCAACCAACGCGAACTGGACTCATTGTACGGTCGCGTCAATCGAGAAGGCTATACCGTAGTGGCGCTCTCCCTGTACTGGAAAAATGCCTGGTGCAAAGTGAAAATCGGCGTCGCCAAAGGTAAAAAACAGCACGATAAACGTTCAGATATCAAAGAACGCGAATGGCAGGTGGATAAAGCACGTATCATGAAAAACGCCCACCGTTAAACCTGCACTCCAATTATTGACCAGTTCCTCACCGCGCCTCCCTCTCCGGCGGCGCGAATGAACATCTTATTGGCTATCACATCCGACACAAATGTTGCCATCCCATTGCTTAATCGAATAAAAATCAGGCTACATGGGTGCTAAATCTTTAACGATAACGCCATTGAGGCTGGTCATGGCGCTCATAAATCTGGTATACTTACCTTTACACATTGGGGCTGATTCTGGATTCGACGGGATTTGCGAAACCCAAGGTGCATGCCGAGGGGCGGTTGGCCTCGTAAAAAGCCGCAAAAAATAGTCGCAAACGACGAAAACTACGCTTTAGCAGCTTAATAACCTGCTTAGAGCCCTCTCTCCCTAGCCTCCGCTCTTAGGACGGGGATCAAGAGAGGTCAAACCCAAAAGAGATCGCGTGGAAGCCCTGCCTGGGGTTGAAGCGTTAAAACTTAATCAGGCTAGTTTGTTAGTGGCGTGTCCGTCCGCAGCTGGCAAGCGAATGTAAAGACTGACTAAGCATGTAGTACCGAGGATGTAGGAATTTCGGACGCGGGTTCAACTCCCGCCAGCTCCACCAAATAAATCAAGGGGTTACGTGAAAGCGTAGCCCCTTTTTCTTTGGTAGTGGCGGCAAAATGGCGACAGACTATTGCGTCCATCTTGCCTATCGCCATCTTGAAATCATGCAAAGAGGTTTCACATGGAAGAACTTCACTTTGTTTACATCAATGCAAATGGTCGTATCGGTGTTCACTCAATACAGAGCATCAGTTATAGCGAAAATCATATACAGGGCATTTGTAAGAACACCGATCGAATAAAAACCTTCCGAAAAGACCGCATTCTTAAACAGTACGATTCACCAGAACAAGCCATTCAGGAATGCGCGTCATTCCTCCCCGAAAACTACTCACATCTCACTAAGCAGTCTGGTCCGAAAAAAAATACATTCGATGTGTGTTTCACCGGATTTAAGAAAGCAGATAAAGAAAGATTGGTTGATAAGGCGAATGAACAAGGATTAACGGTAAGAGCCTCTGTAACCCAAAGCCTTCAGATGCTCTGTTGCGGTTACAATGCAGGCCCATCGAAAGTATCGGCAGCCAGGATGAAAGGCACAATCATCATAGATGAGCCTGGCTTTATACATTTTCTTGAAACGGGTGAGATCCCAGATGAATAAAACCCTGCCGTAGCAGGTTCTCTTTCTCAAAAATTCATATGCCCCTGACCACCTGGCAATGGATGTGGAGGAGCAGTAGCAATCAGTGCGGGTGTCACAATAAACCGGACCACTGTTTCATGGGTAACAAAAGTGCTCCCGCAGTTAATATTTTGGCACTGGCAGTAACGCTCTTTGGTGCTTTCAGTTACTTGAAAACTGCTCCTTGTGTGTGCCGCATGACCACATTTTGGACAACTCATCATATCCAGATCCCTACCTTTGCTATCAGAATCATTGTAATGATACACATAATATCAATATTGAGAACACTTTATTCCATTTCAAGATCATCAATCCTCACTTCAAGCTCCAGACTGGTCGTAAAACCGTTATCCGGGCTGACGGTATGCGTCAGAGTCGTAATGGTCCATTCCGCATCATCTATCGGCTGTTTAAAACCACTGACTTTCACTGGCATTTCCGTGTAGAGATCTGCCCGACCTTCCGCCAGTTGTAGCGAGAATGACGCAACGCCGCGTTGCAGGCGTTCCCACTGCATTTTCGCTGCCCGTTCAGCGTTACTCCGATTAGCATAGGTGCGATTAAGTACCAGCACGTTTTCATCCGTACCCACCAGGTAATCGCCCTGCTTCGCTTCCGGCTCTTTCTTCTGCTTCTTAGTCCTGCGCTTACGCTTCACCGTAGTGCTTTCTTTCTTCGCGGGTTCGCGGGTATGCAACCAGCTGGCAATTACGCCCGTGTAGGCTCCGCGATCTGCCAGGGTAAAGCGGTGGCTGTCGCCGTCCTTGCGTGTGATAGTGATCACTGGCAGAGGTTTACCGCTGGCGCTTTTGCCCTGTCCCTGCCGGATGAATAACAGATTGCCATTTTTCACCGACGCAATAGCACCGTACTGGCGCGCCAGCCGCATCAAAAAACTGCCGTCACTCTCATTGGTCTGGTCTATATGATCCACGGGCTTATCCGACAGATCTTTACCCAATGCCATCTTCAGTTTGTGCCGCGCAGCTATTTCCTTCACCACTTCCCCAACGGTGGTCTTGTGCCACGACTTTTCACGGCGGGTATTCAGCGTTTCCCGAAAATCAGCACTTCGCGCCCGGATAGTCAGTCGGTCCGGTGCGCCAGTGTGTTCAATCTCGTCCACCGTGAATGCCCCTTTCGGGAAAAGCGGCTGCCCCTTCCAGCCCAGCGCCAGCGTAATGACCGCACCACGGCGCGGCAGCACTATTTTTCCATCGGCGTCGTCCAGCTCCAGATCAAGCTGGTCCGCTTCAAAGCCCCGGTTATCCGTCAGCGTCAGCCTCATCAGGCGGTTATCCAGCACAGTGGTGATATCCCTGCCCTCAATACTGATGCTGAATGCGGGAGTTTTGTTGCCTTTGTTAAGCAGTTCAGAGCTGAAATTCACGACATCAGCCCTCCCACCGTTTTACTGATATCGCTTAAGGCAGATGTTGCCGTTTCCTGCAGATTATTCAGTTGCGCACTGAGATCACCGAACATATCGGACAGGGATTCATCCACCCGTTTGAGCGACAGGGTGAACTCAATCCGGCGCGGCATACCGTCGCGGAAAAACTCCGTTTTAGTCTGATTCAGTCCCTCAATCACATACATGCCGTAAATCGTGCCGCTGCCTTCAATCAGAGGCCATGCTTTCCCCTGTTCTGCCATCTGCTCCAGTGCCAGCAACGACAGCCTGCCGCCTGTTATCTCCGGCATAAGAACACCGGAAAGCGTCAGCATGTCGTTTTCCGGTCCCAGAAACTGCGTGGACGGACGTCGGTTTACCCGACTGTTTGCCGCATGTCGCCAGCTGCGTTGATACTGCAGTTGTCTTCCTGCCAGTAGATGGACAGGTTATCCAGACGGGTGATCAGCAGCGCATTCGGCGGGAAGAACGGCGCACGCACGGCCTGCAGGCCACCCATGCGTTTCTGGCTGATGATCATATCGGCAGCCAGTTTTTCACTGTTTTCCTGCTCTTTGTTGACCAGCGGGAAATACTTGTCAGACAACAGTTCACGACCGCAAATCACCACCAGACCGTCATCGTCCTGGTAAACCACGTCGATAAGCTCATTGACGGCATCCATCACCACAGCGTCCAGGTTGGCATATTCGCCACCTTTCCCGACTTTCACCGCACCCGGAGTGGTTTCACCGCCCGTGGTGGTGCTGCCCATGACGTGATCCGGTGCATCCTCACGGATTTTCTGCAGCCAGCCTTTGTTCACATCCTGCAGCAGCGGGTTTTCGCTACGGTTGGAGGTTTTCGCACGCTTCACGCCGTTAAAGCCGATCATGATGCGGTCCAGTGCCTGACGTTTCACGATGGCGTCACGGATGCGCACCTGGAAATCCTGAAACTTCGCCCACAGATCCAGCTTCGCGTAGGTCAGCACCGTGTCAAAGTTGGTCTGCTCGCATTTATATTCCACATCGACCATCAGGGTCGGATCGGTGAAGTGATCGCCCTTGAGCCTGCGCTGGCAAAATACACCCGACGCGGATTAGACCTGGATACCTACTGGTTTGTGCAATACGGTATGACAACCCAGCCGTATCAGTTCACGAAAGGCAGCATTTTTCATCTGATGGAACCCACTGTAGAGCCAGCCCCTTCTCTTCATCACTACACTCACTAGCCGCTACAAGCTTAAGAAAAAAATCAATGCGCTGGAGCTTCAAAGACTCCAAAAAATAGTCCTGCATCTTTCCTCCTATAACACCACACGCAATACTGTATGTATAACCACTGTTTATATTTACAGTATATAATAATCTTACTGATGTAAAACGTTTTTTTACATTCATCAGCCTGATATGCCTGGTATTATTAAGAGCACGAATTGTTAACCCGCGTAATTAATACAGGTTCCGCCACTGATCATCTTCCTGCAAACGCTGGTTCCGATAGAAGATACGCAGGCCTGCTCCTGACGGAATACTGCCTCCGCGAAGGAGTAAATCGATCTCTTTCTCGCTGCCATCAAATCCTCTGGACTTCAGCTCATACACGAGCTGCAGTCGCTGATGGTCTGTAATTCGCTGTTTGTAGTCTTTACGCCGTTTCGGTTTCACCAGGCGTAACCTTGCTGCCAGTTCCCGGCGCTCTTTTTTGCTCATACTGTGCAGGTAATCGTGCAACTCCTTGTCATCCATGCTGGTAATGTCCGTTCTGGGGTCCCCATCAGCTGATTTATCTTTCTCCTGTTGGTTCAAATTTTCAGCAAGGGGACAGTTATTGCCACGAGTCCAAGGGGCGCAAGCGCCCTGGTCGGCTGCCGCCTCCTGAACGTCAACGGCCTTACGAACCATTTTCCACTTCACTGCATGAGTGCAGATCTTGCCCTCTGCAATGGGTGACCAGATGCCATAAATACGAATGCCGTGATCGCCATAGGCGGTCGGCTCTTCGTTGATTTCATAAGCGGTTCTGATCAGGTGATATTTGCGGGGAACCAGTACGCCGCCCTGCTTCATGATGTAGGTGGCAAAACAACCAGCATCAGCAGCAGCCAGGATTGCATCAAGGCGCGGGTTATCCAGTACCGGCGCACCTGCTTTTTTGTCCCCCTGTTGCCTTGCCGCCTGACCAGCCAGCAATCGCAGTTCACGGTAAGCCTGACGCCCCGGAATGCCAAAGAAGCGGAATTGCTGAACACGATGCAGAGACGCCCAGGCATTAACGTATTCAGCATTATCACGCAGGGATTTCCCCGTTTCCTTGCTGATCTCGCCAGCCAGACCACGCCCGTCAATGTTCTTACTGATGTATTTCGCGATGTAGCTTGTTGGCGTACCTTTGCGCGGGTTAATCAACTCAGACTTAAAGCGCGGCCCAGTGTTATTGCCCAGCTCCTCGCGGTCTTCACGGATGGCAAACTTACGCAGTAATACAGTGATGGCGCGGCGGTCTTTTTTGCGCATAAAACACAACAGGTGCCAGTGAACTGTACCGTCATGATGCGGCTCAGCCACCCGCACGCCATACCAGCGCAATCCGGCTTTGTGCATCGCCTTACGAAATGCAGCAAACATGCCGACCAGGTAATCACTACTTTGTCTTACCGTCGCATTTGTCCAGGTTGGGTTGGGCCTGCCGTTATTTAGCGTGGAATGGAAACGTGACGGACAGGTGATGGTGTAGAAAACGGCACAGTCACTGCGCATTTCAGCGATAAGCTCCAGACCTTTAACACAGGCCATCATCTCATTGCGGCGATGCGCCGGGTTGCTGCTGCTGGCGTTTACCACATCTTCCATATCCAGCGTGTCACCGTCTTCGTTCACCAGTTCATGAGAACGGAAAAACTCCAGCGACTTACGGCGCTGCTCACGTTTATGCATCACGGCTTCATAGCTGACATAGGGAGATGCTTTTTTGCTGACCAGACAGACAGCACGCAACTGCTCTTCCCGCCATTCGCAACGCATCTTCCATAATTTCCTATACCACCAGTCGGCGCACAGCATACGCGCCAGCGAACCCGGAATGAGTTCATAGGGCACGGGTTTACGGCGGTTTCTTTTCCGACGGAGTTGCTCAAACGCAGGCGGGATGACATCCAGTCGCAGGGTTTCTGCTGCCACCTTTTCCCATGTCTTGCGGATTTCTTCTGGCTTAACATCATCGGTGGCGTACAAATCACCACAAGCGGCATCAAGACACATGCTCATATGCGCAGCGACAAGAGTAGACAGGCGTTTCACCTGATCCTGACTCATTTCAGGCAGGATCAGCAGGCCGTCCAGCCCTTCATGGCTTGCCATAAAGCGAAAAGAAGTGGATAGCTGACTCTCGCGTACATGCTCCAGTCGTTCCAGACATGGCTTAATCGTCTCACGCAAATAGCGGGAATAAGCCTTTGGCCTGCCCAGGCTGCTGAAGTATTCGATACGTTGCATCAGCGGCTTGCTGATGTGGGTGGGCTGGGCGCTGACATCTGCCAGAATGACCATGTCTGGGTTAAAACGCTGCTGCTCATGCGCCAGCTTTGCCCGACTAATGAGCTTATCCTGCTCCATTTCGCGCTGGACAGGATCACGGGATTCATTAAAGAAATAACGCTCCCAGACCTGATCACTCAGTGCCTCACGGCGCAGCAGTTCCTGCTCGTTATCGGCAGCGTACAGAGTGATCAGGTTTGAAAGCGCAGAAACCGGCGCAACTTCCGCCGGGTCCAGATAAGGGTTAATGGCCTTTTTCGGGCTGTTCCATGAGAACGATGCGGAAGCCTCGTTAAAGCCGCAGCAGTTGTTCATATCGGCATGGTTCATGCACGTACTCCGTACACGGCAGAACTATCCACGCCACGCGAATAATCAAATCCCACCCAGCAGCGCGGCCCGGAAACAGCGATGATTTCTGTTGCAGATTTACTCTCACCAGCTGCTACGCCGATGCTGCGTTTTGCCTTGATGTAGTGGTGAGTAAAATTGCGATACAGCGAACGGATCAGGGATGTGTCACTGTTAGAAATAATGACCGGATGTCCTTCTGATGACCGATGTTCAAGAACGGATGCCAGGTGATACTGGTCATCTTCAGTGAAGCCGTCAGTGTGATAACCGGAAAACGTGCCGTCATACGGCGGATCGCAATACACCACATCCCCCGCCTTCAACATCGCCAGCGTTTCATCAAAGCTGGCGCAGATAAACGTTGCCCGCTGGGCTTTTTCTGCAAATGCGCGAATTTCTTTTTCAGGAAAATACGGATTTTTATAATTACCGTAGGGAATGTTGAAATGCCCGCTCTTGTTATAGCGACATAAACCACGGTAACCGTGACGATTGAGATACAGGAAATATACCGCTTTCATGAAATCAGTAATTTCAGTTGAGTAATTAAACTCCTGCCTTATGTTGTAATAAGCCACCTCCCTGTTTGCTTCCTCAAATAAAGCTCTGGCGCGAGATATAAACGATTCACAATCAGCAGCAACCTTTTTATAGAGGTTGATTAAATCAGGATTAATATCCGCAACAAGATAGCTGGGGTAGTGGATCTCCTGCGCTTCGTTCTGGATTGCTTCAGCGGTCACACGCAGCAGTTCTGCCGCTTCGACGTGGTTTAGCTGGCGGGATGTGATATGACACGCAAGACTATCAAGGCGGGCAGCCATTGCTTCAGCCCTTGCCCGGCGTTCTTCCAGACGAGCCTCTGTCAGTAAAATATTAAGCCCTGCGTCATCCGGTCCGATTTTAGTCGTGAGGGTTTCAATATTACGCATAATCAATTCTCCTGAATTTAGATAAAGGGATGCCCGGCGGGTTTACGCCATTAATTTCATTAGCTGGTTAATTCGGCATGGTTAGCCGTCTGGGAAATAAGCTCACCACTGCACGAAAATGATTCATTGCTTTAATCAACTCCCGCTTTTCGTCAGTGGTCAGCTCATTAATGCTGATGCTATGACGTTCAGCTGGAATTTTTGCCATAAAGAATATGGCAGCCAGTGCCCGTTTATTTTGTTCGCTATTAATATCCCGTGGATCACGCATATCTTTAATAAACTGCTCAAGCTCTGACTCAATATTAAGACCAAAAACTTTCGCTCTTAATTCCGCAATGTGATTAAGTCCATTCAGGCGTTCACCGGGGCTTAATGGAACAGTCGCCGCAGCGCCTTCAATAGCCATTTGTTCCCCCGTTTTTTCGTTGATAGTTCTGCCAACAATTCATCTTGCGAACGGCACGGATGCCAGCGTTTACCATCCTCACCCATGATCCAGCCGTGACCGTAGTGCATTGCCGGACTTTGTTTTACCAGCAGCGATGCAAATGATGGTTCTTTCGTCAGCATAAGCACCTCACAGCAAACCGAATGAAGCACCGAGGCCAGTCACGGTATCAACTGCACTCGCCATCGCAGGATTAGCCTGTAAACGGGCCTGCAATGAAACAGCCGCCAGCGCCATCAGTCGTGTAACAGAGTTAATGCTGCTGATCGCATCACGACGGCCTGCACTGGTTTTTACATCGCCAGAAACCGCCCCTGCCGCAACACGCCCGATCTCTGCGGTTGCACTCATGACGTAATGTGGCAGTTTCTCTTTTGCTACCTCATTAATCGGTACACATGGCAGGCAGTGAATCTGTGCCAGAAAACCATCTATCAGCGTTGAGTCTTCTGTCAGATCGGTAAGCAGCCAGATTTCTGGCGCATTGAGCTGATGCGGTTGATCTGGGTTGAGTTTGTTTCGCAGTGTCTGAACATTCATTCCTGCACGTTCTGCCAGCTTCGCCATATTGTGATGTAGTGCAAAAGCTCTACAGGCTTCATCAAAATGCGGGTGTTTGGAAATCTTATAATCAAACATGCTACCCCCTTAGAAAGTTCTCATAATTGAACTTACTTACCAACAATGACGCGGAAGTTGGAATGACCGAGGGATTCACGGACCTGATCGGTTTTGTACATTAAATAACGCAGGCTTACGCGGCCTTTGTTTTTTTCTTTCTTGACCATGTATTTAGCAAGCTGACCATGGTGAATTTTTTGATACACGGAGCCGCGGGAGATACCTTCCCATTCCGCGAACTCAGCAGGCGTTGCCATCTCTTTTGGTACACGAATTGAAATATCAGTACTCATAGTGCAGTATCTCTTAGTTTGGTTTCGTTTTATCTTGTTTTATGTGGTTTGGTTTTGCTTTTCAAACCATAAATGGATATTAGGATCACTTTTTATATACGTCAAGAGGTTTGATTATGAGTTTAATAAAGGCGGGAAATGATAGTGGTGGGCGCGATGCAATTAACAGGCTTATTAAGGCTTACAACTTCAGCTCACGACAGCAGCTCTGCGAACATCTGGAAGTATCAAAAAGCACTATGGCTAACAGATACTTAAGGGATAGCTTTCCTGCCGAATGGGTAATTCAATGTGCCCTTGAAACAGGAGCTTCCCTTCTATGGCTGGCTACTGGTCAAGGAGATATGTATGCGTGTGAGAACGAAGAAACAAATCTCAAAAATGAACCTCCTGTCACTGTAAGACCACTTTCTAAGATCGTTGCTCCTAGCATCAAACGTGTTGAACTGAAGAACGGCGAACTGCAGCCAAGTGATGAAATTCTTCTTGATAGCAGCCTGCTCGATGGTGACTCATCCAACGCTTTATTTGTTAAAACAGCTAATAATAGCTTTGTAGTGGATACGTCCGTTAAACAAGTCAGTAATGGCTTCTGGTTAGTCGATATGGACGGAGTTAAAAGCATCGTTAAAATTGCGCGCATACCCGGAAACAAAATAGTAGTTAACCAAGATGACACTTCATTTGAATGTTCTGTAGATGATGTGGAAGTCGTAGGACGTGCAGTCAAAGTAATCAAGAACCTCTAACTTATGACCATCAGAAAACAGCCGAACGGAAAATGGTTGTGTGAGTGCTATCCCAATGGACGCAATGGTAAGCGCGTGCGTAAGCAATTTGCTACCAAAGGCGAAGCCATTGCGTTTGAAAGCTTCACAATGGAAGAAGTGAACAAAAAACCGTGGTTAGGAGAAAAGGATGATCGGCGACACCTATCAGAATTAATTGAGCTTTGGTATTCCCTGTATGGTCAGACACTCGCAGACCCCAAGCGCCTCATGGCGAAACTTAGAATTATCTGTAATGGTCTAGGCGACCCCATCGCCTCAGAACTGACAGCCGGTGACTTTACGAAATACCGCGAAGCACGGTTAAAAGGTGAAGTACGAAATGAAGATGGGACGCTTATGTCGCCCGTTAAGCCCCGCACGGTAAACCTCGAACAGCGCAATCTATCATCGGTGTTCGGTACATTAAAAAAACTAGGACACTGGTCAGCACCAAACCCGCTGGCAGGACTTCCAACCTTCAAAATTGCCGAAGGTGAGCTGGCTTTTCTTTCCATGGACGAAATCAAGCGCCTGTTGGCTGCATGTGCTGAATCTCAAAGCCCCAGCTTATTAATGATTGCCAAAATATGTTTGGCTACCGGCGCACGTTGGAGCGAAGCCGAAAACCTGCATGGCCACCAAATATCGAAATACCGAATTACTTATATAAAGACAAAAGGTAAGAAAAACAGAACAGTACCGATATCACAGGAACTATATGACGAACTCCCCAAGCACAGAGGGAAGTTATTCACGCCATGCAGAAAAGCCTTTGAGCGTGCAGTAAAGCGGGCCGGTATTGAACTTCCGGAGGGGCAATGCACCCATGTATTACGTCATACATTCGCCAGCCATTTTATGATGAACGGCGGAAACATACTGGTACTACGCGATATTCTGGGCCATGTGGATATAAAAATGACGATGATTTATGCCCACTTTTCCCCTGACCACCTAGAAGATGCGGTAACAAAAAACCCACTGTTTAATTTAAAATGGTAAATTTAACGATGAAAAGATTGAAATCAGTTTCCGATGCAGTTATCCAACTCAGATTAAATGCGGTAAAAGCAAGTATTCAAAGCGTCAATCCAAACGAGTTTATAACACATTGCCTTGATTATAACCTCCAGAAATTTAACAATCAGCTTGAAATGTTACAACACCTACCATGGGTTGTGAATTTATGCATTAAATGGTCCGCCAGTGCGCTGGGTAAAAAACGGAAATTTAAACATATTGACAGACCTGGTGCTGTCAGGTTGCTACAACGAGCATATGAGGAACTAAGTATAATTCCAACTGGTCTGGAAAATATAGACAAAGGGATTAACTTTTTCCTTAGAAATACGTTATATCAACAAGGTATTTATCAAAGATTAGATGCTTTAAATACAATTAGCAGACAAGTTTTCTTGTTTTCTTCCTTAGATGACAACAATAGAATCAAGCGTAGATTCAAAGAACTTACTGATGTTGATATAAACGATTTTCTAAAACTATCATTTGTGTTAGTATCACTCGTTACCTTACAAGCACCAGTAAAGAAAATAACAATAGATTCTTTCGCAGCTCTTTACTCCGTAATACCTAAAGATACAATCGAGAAATTTCTGAATACTATATCTATCCCTTACGAAGAACTAGCTCGGTTTTGCTGTACAAAAGATAATGAGACACCTTTAGTAGAATATTATGCTCCATCGCCTTTCTTAGAAAAACCTTTCATCAAATTCGAAGGAAATTATCACCAAATACATACGCAGCTAACTTCGACCAGTATACAAACCTTTATATATGATTTGCTTCGCAGAGATGATGCAGAATCGTTCATGGACAAATTTGGGCGAGTTTTCGAAAATGCAGTCAACCAGCTATTAGATGAAAGTGGAATTGCTTATATTGCTGAAGGAAATTTAAAAGAATATCTACCTCAAGAGAATAAAGTTGTAGATTTTCTACTACCTCATGATGAAGCTAACATTTTCATCGATGCTAAAGGTGTTGAGATAAACCAAAAGGGAATGGTTACACTACGACCAGGGGATATTTCTGCCAATATAAAAAGCTCCGTATTAAAAACTATAGAACAAGCACACTCAGTAAATAGAGAGCTAATTAAAAAAGGTAACCAAAATTTTTCTTTTAAAAAAGAGTCCTACATTTTATGTCTTACTTATAAAAATTTATTCCTTGGAAATGGTACATTTCTAAATAAATCCTATGCTAACATCGAAATGAAAAAAATCCGAGATAGGCATTCAGAAGAATATCAAATACCTGATGAGAACATTTTCTGCATATCATTTGAGGAATTCGAGTATCTGCTATCTTCTTGCAAGGAATACTCAAAACCTGTACATGAGGTACTGCGAGAAGCTGTAGTTAGAAACCAAACACCATCAAGTGCAGTTTTCCTTTTTGCACATCATATCCGTGACTCATTCCCCAAAATACGTTCATCTGAGATCGTCAGGCTCGCAGGCTTGAGCGAGATCAACCATATCGTTGAACGATTAGAGCAAGCTGGCTCTTGATTGCACAATTGCAAATTGGCGACAAATTGGCGGCAGAGCATTAAAAATGCGTAAAATAAACAAACACCAAATAATACTAATATGCTGTTTTAAAACATAAATATATGTTTTTATCATAATAATAATGGTATGTAGGAATTTCGGACGCGGGTTCAACTCCCGCCAGCTCCACCAAATATTGATGTACTGAAGTTCAGTAAAGTCTACTAAGCCCGCACAGCACAAGCTCTGCGGGCTTTTTTACGTCTATTGTAGTCTAGTGAGAATTGCTGAGAACTACGAGTTATGGCACCCTGAATGGGACCCACGAAGATGGGTCCTAAAATCGAGGGTCCCAAACATGGCCAAAATCGCTAAGAAGCTCACTGACACTGAAATCAAAAGCACCAAACCTGCCGAAAAAGAGGTTAACCTTTTTGACGGCGATGGTTTGCTGTTGCGAATCGCTCCCCTGGCGAAGGGAGGGAAGAAAAATTGGTATTTCAGATATGCAGTGCCTGTGACCAAAAAGCGAACTAAGGTGAGCTTAGGAACCTATCCTCACCTTACACTTGCGAAGGCACGAGCTTTACGTGATGAATACTTGTCGTTGCTTACAAATGGTATAGACCCCCAAGTTCATAACAACCAAAAAGCCAATGCACTGAAAGATGCCACGGAACATACATTTCAAGCAGTAGCCAAGAAGTGGCTTGATGAGAAAGTCAAAACGTCAGGCATCTCCCAAGATCATGCTAACGACATCTGGCGAAGCCTAGAGAGAAATATCTTTTCCACATTGGGTGATACCCCAATTAAGGAGATTCGCCCTAAAATGCTTAAACAGCATTTAGAACCCATAGAAAAACGAGGTGTCCTTGAAACACTTCGCCGCATCATATCCCGCCTGAATGAAATTTTCCGCTATGCAGCAACAGAAGAACTCATAGAATTCAACCCGGCAGACAACCTGGGGCAACGGTTCAGCAAGCCAAAAAAACAGAATATGCCAGCATTACCCCCTTCCGAACTCCCTCGCTTCTTGGTTGCTCTAAACAATGCTTCTATCCGTTTGGAAACAAGGCTACTGATTGAGTGGCAACTTCTCACATGGGTTCGCCCAGGTGAAGCTGTTCGCACAAGATGGTCAGATATTGATATTGAAACTGGCATGTGGAACATCCCGGCGGAGTTTATGAAAATGAAGAAGCCTCACAAAGTTCCACTGAGCAAAGAAGCTTTGCGAGTTTTGGATTTAATGAAAGTCATCAGCGGGCATAGAGAGTGGGTGTTCCCCAGTATCAAAGCTCCACTCAATCACATGCATGAACAAACAGCTAATGCGGCCATAATCCGTATGGGTTTCGGAGGTGAGCTTGTAGCTCACGGTATGCGATCCATTGCTAGAACGGCTGCTGAGGAGTCTGGCAAGTTTAGGACTGATGTCTTAGAAGCCGCCCTTGCCCACTCGAAGAAAGATGAAATAATTGCAGCCTACAATCGTGCAGAGTATCTCACTGAACGGGTGGTTCTCATGCAATGGTGGAGTGACTATGTTTCGTCTCAAAAATGCAAAGTTATTGCCGCATAACTCTCCCATGATGGATTAACTATCTTGATTTAGTTAAAGAATTAATAATCACACCATTAACCTATGTGGACTAAGCATAGCCATTTACAAATGGGGACATTGAGTCCACATAACGAAAGCTGTCGGTCATATCAGCTAAATAATTCACATCTCTTCTCGATTATCATACACCTCGAAGATCTACCAAATTCGCTCTAATCAATGATAAAACAGTTGAATTCGGTTGAAATTTGATCAATTTTATCCACTACATTGTATTGAATCATCCATGAGGTTTCGTGCATGGCTAGCGAAAATGACAAAAATCATAGAGTTAGGGTCGCGCAGTACTTGAGGATGTCTACCGACCATCAGCAATATTCTTTACATAATCAGTCCGAATATATCAAAGATTATGCTGAAAAGAACAATATGGAAATCGCTTATACCTACGATGATGCAGGTAAGAGCGGAGTCAGTATCGTAGGCAGGCATTCTTTGCAGCAGTTACTTAGCGATGTAGAACAAAAGAAAATAGATATACAGGCTGTATTATTTTATGATGTGAGCCGTTTTGGTCGTTTTCAAAATAGTGATGAAGCGGCATATTATTCCTTTCTATTTGAGAGAAATGGTGTAGATCTTATATATTGTTCCGAACCTATACCCACTAAAGATTTCCCTTTAGAGTCCTCTGTTATACTGAATATAAAAAGATCTAGTGCTGCATATCACAGCAGGAATCTATCTGAAAAGGTATTTATAGGGCAAGTAAATTTAATAAAGCTTGGTTATCATCAAGGCGGTATGGCTGGTTATGGGCTGAGACGTCTTTTAGTAGACGAAAATGGCATAGCTAAAGAAATATTGAGTTTCCGCAAAAGAAAGAGTATTCAAACAGATAGGGTAATATTAATTCCGGGACCAAAAAATGAAATAAAAATTGTAAATAGAATATATGATCTCTTTATAGATAATAACGTCCCAGAATTCATTATTGCTGAGAGATTAAATGAACAGAACATACCTGCAGAAAATGGAACATTATGGACTCGTGCAAAAATACATCAAATTTTGACAAATGAAAAATATATTGGAAACAACATATATAACAAAACCTCATCTAAATTAAAAAGTAGGCTTGTAAAAAACCCCAAACATGAATGGGTTAGATGTGACAAGGCATATAAACCTATTATTTCAAAGAAAAAATACAATAAAGCTCAAGAAATAATTCAGCTCCGATCCATTCATTTGACTAATGAAGATCTATTAGAAAAACTAAAACAAAAATTAGAATCTAATGGAAAACTATCAGGCTTTATCATTGATGAAGATGATACAGGCCCTTCATCTTCTGTTTATAGAACCCGATTTGGTGGTCTTTTAAGAGCATATACTTTGATTGGTTATAAGCCAGAACATGATTACAGCTATCTCAAAATAAATGAAGCACTAAGATCATTTTACTCAGAGATAATTGAGGATTTTAAGGGTGAAATTTTAAAAAGTAACTGTCATATAGACGAGTATAAATATGCCCCAATGCTTTACATCAATGATGAGTTTTTAATTTCCGTCCTTGTTACTAAATGCATACATATGAAATCAGGTAAACTTAGATGGAAAGTCCGGTTTGATAACTCACAGAAAGCAGACATAACAATTGTTATACGAATGAATTCACAAAATATTTCACCTCTTGATTTTTATATCATACCAAAGATTGAAAACGAATATAATAAAATGTGCATGACGGAAACAAACAACATTCGATTAGATCTCTATAGATTTGATAATCTTGATAAACTTCTACAAATTATTACTCGCATGAAAGTGAGGGAACTATATGCTGCCTGAAAAAAATGAATTCCCAATAATTCAAATTGAGATTGCAAAAATAAAATTTCTTAACCCACGAACAAGAAATAAGGTAGTGCATGAAGAAATAAAGGAAAGCATAAAAAAAAGAGGATTAAGCAAGCCAATAAGCGTAAGAGCTATTGATGAAGGCGATTTCAAATATGCTTTAATTTGTGGTCAAGGGAGAATAGAGGCTCTCGTTGCATTAGGTGAAACTATTATTCCAGCAATTATAAGAGATGTATCAGAAGAAGATGCTTACGTTATGAGTTTAGTTGAAAACATTGCAAGGAGAAGGCCACGTTCTAATGAGTTATTACAGGTGATTAAAGACATGAAAATCAGAGGACTTTCAGACTCCGAAATAAGTGAGATTACTGGATATTCATCGAACTGGGTGAGCAGTATTAATATGCTACTTGATAAGGGAGAGCATAAACTTCTCTCAGCAGTCGAACGGGGTAATTTGCCTCTGTATCTCGCAGTGCAATTTGCAAGATGTGAAACTGAGGAAGCACAAGATATTCTTACCGAAGCATATGATAAAAAATTAATAAAAAGTCGGGACATTATAAAGATAAAACACATTCTAAATCAAAGAACAGTTGGGAATAAAGGTGCAAAAGCAGCCGGATTTTATTATCACAAACCATCAAAAAGGATGACTGCAGAGGAGTTGATTGAGCTTTATGAAAATAGTATCGCTGAACATAAATCTGTTTATAACAACTCAAAATTCATAAAAACCAACCTACTAATAGTAAATGAGATTTTTAACATCATAATGATGAATAAAAGCTTTCAACATATACTTGAACAAGAGAATCTTTCAGAACTACCATCTCAGATATTAACCCCAGTAAACAAAGAGGTATTAAAATGATTCAGATACGTTTTGGCGATAATTTTATTTACCTGGAAACTAATAAGTTAATTCCATCTAAGGAATTATTAGAAAACGTAAAGCGAAGCCATAAATATCATCAAATAGTTACCTCTATCGAAAGCTTAGGTATTATTGAACCAATAATAGTATTCTATGACAAAGATAAAGATGTCACTAAGATACTTGATGGCCATTTAAGGGTTGAGGCTTTAAAAGACTTAGGTATAGAAAAAGCTCCATGTATACTTTCGAGCATAGATGATGCTTTCACTCCTAACAAACAAGTGAATCATATAAATGTAGTTGAAGAACATAGAATGATAATTAAGTCTCTGGCAAAAGTATCAATTGAAAAACTTAGTGCTGCTTTGGGCATATCTGTTGATGCCATAAAAGATAAAGCGAATGTGATGAACGGCATAGATCCAAGTGTAATTGCGAAACTTTCTGATAAACCTATACCTAAGGCTACATTTGACGTTTTGAGGAAAATGAAGCCAATTCGCCAAATTGAAGCAGTCGGTACAATGATTAATTTTGATAATTATAGTAAAAAATTTGCAATGAGCATCTTGGATGCAACACCGGCATCGATGATAGTAAATAAAGGGAAAAACACTCCCTATAAAAAGGACATAAAAAAAACCATACTTCGTCTGGAACAAGAAATGGCAACAACTTCGGAAGAAACGAAAAAGCTTCAAACCGAGTATGGTTCAGATATGTTGAAATTCGTTATAATCCAGTCATATATTAATAAATTACTTGGCAATTCTAAAGTTCTTCATTGGTTCTTAGAAAACGAGGTTGATTATCTTAATGAGTTAAAAAGAATTTCTAGAATAAATTCTTTGGATGATAAGACTCTTACTGAAAACAGCAAGTCATAGTCATGGTTTTATATAGCCTAAATAAACCAAGAAGTATACTTACACAACGACCTTCACGCCGAAGAAGCTGTCAGATACGCCAGCAACCAAAGCATTACGTTTAAGTGTCAGTCATTGATACGAAGGGATAACTGCGTATCAGCAGCCGGACATTGAGTCGAATAAAGGCTGGTAGAGAGGGACAGTTCTGTGTCATCGGGAGATTCGTCAGAAACATCAGCGGCAGAACAGATGAACCAGCAATTGGTAGTGCACAGAAAACTCTCCAGTATTTAATTATTCAACTTAACACTAAAAAAAATCACATAGTTAATATCATAATTTTTCTTTGGTCTACGTATGCGAGAGATATTGTGGCTTTAACCGGGTATTAGGAGTCGTTTCAGATAAAAGATGTTCTTCGATTCGACTGGACTTGGTAATAGCAATAAGTAATCGTTAATATTGAAGGACGAAAGGCTACTTCAAAACAAAGTAACCTTTCCAATATTCCCATCTATGGGACAAGTGGTACATTAACTGCACATAGTGCAGGATACATATGACATAAAACTTTTTATTTATGGCATACATTATAAATAACTTGTATTTTATGAATGTCAATAGGTTCTTGTTTAATACTTTTAAAATTATTAATTGATTGTTTTTATTATAGCTTCGCTTGTACAAGCGAAGATCCTATTGTTCTTGAATGAATAATGCCAATTATAAGAGAAGCAAGGGCTAACTCTGCGAAGCCGCTGCGCTTGCTTCTTCGAGTTCCCCTTGCTTTTCTGCCCTTCGGTTATAAAAGAAGCCAAACTGCTACCAACCTTGAATCTCTATATTTTTGAATAGACAAACATTACCCGCTCCCTTAATCACCACTATCAAAAATAAAAAATCATCTTACAAATAACCCCATACACATCATTTTAGATTGCGACCTTATTAAATTAAAAATTCAACCTTAGATGGAATTTAATGTACAAGGAATGTCCTACTGTAACGGAGAATTTTAAACATTAAAAATTACAACTATGGTTTGTCATAGCCTGTACATCTATTCACCTCATGCATATGCACTAAGAAAGCTTTTTTGAATACTGGAGTTGTCCCTGCTAAAACGGACACGGCTAATTAACTGCTAATATGGCATCACGATATTCGCGTGGCGATTTCATGTTCAACCCCTTGTGTGGATGCAGATTATTATAATCCTCTATCTATTCTGCCATTGTTTCCATCATTTAGACTGCATCCAGCAGATCATCTACGTACACATAATCCCGCTTGAACGTCTTTACAAACGATTCTGCCATGCCGTTACTTCCCGGACTGCGTACTGGTGTAGTACACACGATGAACCACAGTGAACTAGCGAATGTGCGCGTGGCATCGGCTGTGCAGCAATTATGCCAATGACACTGGCTCCATTGACGGCAATGACCTGACATCTACAATCCCGCTACAAAGCATTTACTCCATGAGTCATTGCACTTGCTGAGCTACACGAACACACTAAAACCAGATAATAATTAATCGCTGTATAAGCTCGTAACAAGCGGAACTTTAAGGCAAAATAGGGCCATCTTCCCCCTTCATAAGGTTACGCTAATGGCCAGAAAACCTAAAGAAATCAAAACAGACCCGTTAGAGGTCATCCTGTGGAAAGCGGCAGACAAACTGCGTAAAAACATTGATGCAGCCGAGTACAAGCACGTCGTACTAGGCCTCATTTTCCTTAAGTACATTTCTGATTCTTTTGAATCTCATTATGAGTTGCTGAAAGCCGGTAAAGGCGAGTTCGCAGGTGCTGATCCGGAAGACAAAGACGAGTACACCGCTTACAACGTTTTCTTTGTCCCTGAGCTTGCACGTTGGAACTATCTGATTTCTAAGGCCAAGCTTCCTGAAATCGGTAAGATGGTTGATGATGCGATGGAGCTTATCGAAGCGGGCAATCCACAGTTAAAAGGTGTGTTGCCGAAAGTCTATGCCCGACAAAACCTCGACGCCACTGTTCTGGGTGAGCTGATAGATCTGATTGGCAACATTGCACTAGGAGATGCCAAAGCACGCTCTGCTGACGTTTTAGGTCACGTATTCGAATACTTCCTAGGTGAATTTGCACTGGCAGAAGGCAAACAAGGCGGCCAGTTCTATACGCCAAAATCTATTGTAAGCCTGCTGGTTAACATGCTGGAACCCTATAAAGGCCGTGTCTTTGATCCCTGCTGTGGTTCTGGTGGTATGTTCGTTCAGTCAGAAAAATTTGTAGAAGCACATCAGGGAAATATTGACGATATTTCGATCTATGGGCAGGAGTCCAACCAGACCACTTGGCGTCTGGCAAAAATGAACCTGGCAATTCGTGGGATTAATTCTGAACACGTTCGCTGGAATAATGAAGGTTCATTTCTTAACGATGCTCACAAAGATTTGAAATCTGATTTTATCATAGCTAACCCACCGTTTAACGTTTCCGACTGGTCTGGTGAGCAGCTTCGTGGTGATGCCCGCTGGCAATATGGCATTCCACCTGCTGGCAACGCTAACTTTGCATGGATGCAACATTTTTTGTATCACTTGTCTCCTAAAGGGCAAGCGGGTGTTGTTCTGGCAAAAGGGGCATTAACTTCTAAAAGCTCTGGTGAAGGTGATATTCGTGCTGCACTGGTAAAAGATGCCAATGTGATTGACTGTATCGTCAACTTACCGGCAAAGCTGTTCCTGAATACTCAGATCCCTGCTGCATTATGGTTTATGCGCCGTGACCGTCATAACAGCAACCAGTATCGTGATCGTAGTAAAGAAATTCTGTTTATTGATGCCCGTAATCTCGGTCATTTAATTAATCGTCGTACCAAAGTACTTTCTGACGACGATATAAAAACCATCGCTGATACCTATCATAACTGGCGTAACAAAGGTGGCGACTACGAAGACGTCGCTGGTTTCTGTGCGTCAGTAGACATTGCTGAAGTTGCTAAACTCGATTATGTGCTGACACCTGGCCGTTATGTTGGTCTTGCTGATGAAGAAGACGATTTCGACTTTAAAGAACGCTTTACGGCTCTTAAAGCTGAGTTTGAAGCGCAACTGGAAGAAGAGGCGCGTCTGAACAGAGCCATCGTTGATAATCTGGCGAAGGTGGTTTTATGAGTAGGTGGAGAAATTTTTGTATAACTGAATTAGCAGATTTTTGCAACGCACAAAGAATTCCTTTGAGTGCTATGGAACGAGCCCATAAGAAAGGAAATTTTCCATATTATGGAGCGTCAGGAATTGTCGATTATATCGACAATTATATTTTTGATGGCAGCTACATCCTTATTTCTGAAGATGGAGAAAACTTAAAGTCCAGAAAAACACCTATAGCATTTGAAGCTACTGGAAAATTTTGGGTTAATAATCACGCTCATGTCCTTAAAGCTAAAAAGCCCCATTTAACGGCATTGATAATCCAATATTTTTCACAACTTGATCTATCTCCTTATTTAACAGGTGCTGCTCAACCAAAATTAAATAAAGCATCGCTAAATTTGATTCCTCTTTACTTACCAATTGATGAATCTGAACAAAAAGCCATCGCCTCTATTTTGTCCTCTCTTAAAGACAAAATAGACCTGCTTCATCGCCAGAATAAAACTCTGGAATCCATGGCAGAAACCCTATTTAGACAGTGGTTTATTGAAGAGACGCATGCGGATTGGGAAATAACGACTCTTGATTGTCATATTACAGTAGCTAAGGGATTAAGCTACAAGGGAGCCGGCCTTACCACGTCAGATAACGGCATTCCACTTTTTAGTTTGAACTCAGTACTTGAGGGCGGTGGTTATAAGAGTGCAGGTATAAAATACTACAATGGTGATTTTAAAGAAAGGCATATTATAAAGCCTGGGGATATCATTGTAGCCAATACAGAACAGGGCCATGAATATCGACTCATAGGGTATCCTGCTATAATTCCAAAAACAGAAAGCGAATTATCCATATATACGCATCATTTATTTAAAATCAGCATCAATGACGATAGTTACTTAACCAATGCTTTTCTGTACTATTTACTTTGCTCCAAAGATATGCATGAGCAAGTTGTTGCTGCAACTAACGGTTCAACTGTAAATCAGCTGTCGGCTGACGGATTACAACGCCCAGAATTCAAACTCCCCCCGGAGTGTATGGTGAAAGAATTCACTACACAGATTGATTTCTTCTGGAAAAAAATAAGTATTAACAACTCACAAATTAAAAACATAGAATCTCTGCGCGACACTCTCCTTCCCAAACTGATGAGCGGCGAAGTACGGGTTCAGTATGCGGAAGAAGCAATCGCATCAGTAGCATAAAATAATTATGCGGGTGTACAGCCCGCTCTCTGGTTAAGCGGCAATAAGGACAGTACGCATGGCAAAGATGACCGAATCCGATATTGAAGTAATGGCAATTGAGCACCTGCAAGGGCTGGGCTATGAGTATGTTTACGGCCCGGACATTGAACCCAGTGGAATCAATCCGTTACGTAGCTATCAGCAGGTTATCCTTGAAGATAAAGTGCGTACAGCATTGCAACGAATTAACCCGCACCTTAGTGAGCAGAAGTGTGAAGAAGCTCTAAAACAGGTGATGCAGATCAGCTCACCTGACCTAATGGCAAACAATCTAACCTTTCATCGCCTTTTGACCGAAGGAATCAATATCGAAGTCAGCAAGGATGGTAATACACAAGGAGAACTGGCCAGCCTGATCGACTTTAACGATCCCACTAATAATGCATTTCTGGTCATTAATCAGCTCACCATCAAAGAAGGCAACCATACCCGCCGACCTGATCTTATTTTATTCATCAATGGCCTGCCATTAGTCGTTATCGAACTTAAAAATGCCGCTGACGAAAATGCAACGGTAACAGGTGCCTATAATCAGATTAAAACCTATCAGAACCAAATCCCCGGTCTGTTTAACTACAATGCTTTTAATGTGATATCTGACGGGCTGGAAGCCAAAGCGGGGACGGTTTCTGCCGATTTCAGTCGTTATATGACGTGGAAAACTGCTAACGGTAAAACGCAAGCCACCAGTACCCAACCACAGCTTGAAGTTTTATTACAGGGGTTGCTTAATCCTGTAACGCTGCTGGATATAATCCGCCACTTTATCGTGTTTGAGGCCAGCAAACATGAAGACAGCAAAGGGATTATCAGTATCCGTACTGTTAAAAAAATGGCGGCTTATCACCAGTACTACGCGGTCAATGCAGCAGTTCTTTCCACTATTCGTGCCTCAGCGGTGAATGCGGACTCCCCCTCTGCCGAAGTGGCACTGCGCCAGCAGGGACGTAACAGTAAAGATCTTGTTAATGCGCAAAAAACCGGAGATCGCAAAGCGGGCGTAGTCTGGCATACTCAGGGTTCCGGTAAATCGCTTTCGATGGTGTTTTATACCGGGAAAATTGTGCTGGCGCTGGATAATCCGACAGTTGTTGTGATTACTGACCGTAACGACTTAGATGATCAGCTATTCGGTACGTTCTCTTCCGCGACCCAGCTACTTCGTCAGACACCAAAACAGGCCAACAACCGGGAAGAACTCAAAGAATATTTGCGTGTCGCCTCTGGCGGTGTGGTGTTTACTACTATTCAAAAATTCCAGCCTGATGATGGCAGCAATATCTATGAGTTGTTGTCAGACAGAACCAATATTGTCGTTATCGCTGATGAAGCACACCGTTCCCAGTACGGTTTCAGCGCCAAAGAAGTTGACGTGAAAGACAGCGAAGGCAACGTAACAGGTAAACGCACCGTTTACGGCTTTGCCAAATATATGCGTGATGCCTTACCTAATGCGACCTATCTCGGCTTTACCGGAACCCCCATAGAAAAAACGGACGTCAACACGCCTGCTGTTTTTGGTAACTATGTTGATATCTACGATATCTCGCAGGCCGTTGAAGATGGTGCAACAGTTCGTATCTTTTATGAAAGCCGTCTTGCCAAAATTGCCATCAGTGATGAAGGTCGTCAGCTTATTGAAGACTTTGATGATGAGTTTAACGAGGACGAACTGACGCTCACGCAAAAAGAACGTTCTAAATGGGCCAGAATCGAAGGTTTGATTGGCAGTTCAAAACGTATTAAAGCGATTGCGGCGGATATGGTTCTGCACTTTGAGCAGCGCTTAAAATCCAATGCCGATCATGGTAAGGGCATGATTGTTACCATGTCCCGCCGTATTGCTGCTGAACTATATAAAGAAATCATAGCCTTAAAACCTGAATGGCACAGCGATGATTTAAATGACGGTATAATAAAAGTCGTCATGACCTCTTCTGCTGCTGACGGGCCAGAAATTGCCAAACACCACACCACAAAAAAAGAACGTCAGGTTCTGGCTAACCGTATGAAGGATGACGACGACAAGCTGAAACTGGTGATAGTGCGTGATATGTGGTTAACCGGCTTCGACGCTCCCAGCATGCATACGCTGTATATCGACAAACCAATGAAAGGCCACAACCTTATGCAGGCAATTGCCCGTGTGAACCGTGTGTATAAAGATAAGATAGGCGGTCTGGTTGTTGACTATCTGGGCATTGCCTCTGATTTAAAAGAAGCCCTCTCCTTTTACTCTGATGCAGGTGGACGTGGAGATCCTGCTGAGGTTCAGGAAGAAGCCGTAACGCTCATGCAGGAAAAGCTGGAAATCCTGGAAGGCATGATGCATGGATACGATTACAAAGCTTACTTTGCCGCAACTACCTCACAACGCCTGACAATTATTCTTGAATCAGAAAACCATATTTTAGGGCTGGATAACGGTAAAGGTAAAATGCGTTTCCTCGCTGCGGTTGCAGCCTTATCGCAGGCATTTGCATTGGCGACACCGCACGATAAAGCAATGGAAGCGGCACCCGAAGTAGCATTCTTCCAGGCAGTAAAAGCCAGACTGAATAAATTTACTGAAAACTCAGACGGATCAGAAGAAGAACACAATGACAGTCTCGAAGTTCGGGTAAAACAGACTATCGATCAGGCTCTGGTTACCGATAAAGTTGTTGATATTTTTGACGCTGCTGGGATACAAAAACCTGATATTTCCGTTCTTTCTGAAGAATTCCTTCAGGAAATGAAGGATTACCAACACAGAAATATTGCTTTGGAAACGCTTAAAAAACTGCTTTCTGACGAGATCAAGGTTCGCTCGAATCAAAGTATCACCCAAGGCAAAAAACTGATTGATATGCTGACCTCTGCAATCAATGGCTACCAGAACAAGGTACTGACCGCAGCGGAGGTAATTGATGAGCTAATCAAGCTTGCCAAGACTATCCAGGAATCTGACAGCCTTGCCAGCCAGTTAAACCTCAGCGCTTATGAATATGCCTTCTATTCTGCTGTTGCAGATAACGACAGTGCTCGCGAGTTAATGGAAAAGGAAAAACTACGAGAACTGGCAGTCGTACTTACGGAGGCTATCCGCAACAATGTCAGTCTTGACTGGACAGTGAAAGAAGCAGCAAGAGCAAAAATTCGCGTGGTGGTAAAACGTCTGCTCAAAAAATATGGTTATCCGCCTGATATGTCATTGCTCGCCACAGAGACTGTTTTGAAGCAGGCTGAACTTTTAGCTGGAGAATTAGGAAAATGATTCCCTAAATTTTTAGCATATAAACTATTTGGTAATGGTCCCAACTTATTGATAGTGTTTTATGTTCAGATAATGCCCGATTACTTTGTCATGCAGCTCCACCGATTTTGAGAACGACAGCGACTTCCGTCCCAGCCGTGCCAGATGCTGCCTCAGATTCAGGTTATGCCGCTCAATTCGCTGCGTATATCGCTTGCTGATTACATGCAGCTTTCCCTTCAGGCGGGATTCATACAGCGGCCAGCCATCCGTCATCCATATCACCACGTCAAAGGGTGACAGCAGGCTCATAAGACGCTCCAGCGTCGCTATAGTGCGTTCACCGAATACGTGCGCAACAACCGTCTTCCAGAGCCTGTCATACGCGTAAAACAGCCAGCGCTGCCGCGATTTAGCCCCGACGTAGCCCCACTGTTCGTCCATTTCCGCGCAGACGATGATGTCACTGCCCGGCTGTATGCGCGAGGTTGCCGACTGCGGCCTGAGTTTTTTAAGTGACGTAAAATCGTGTTGAGGCCAACGCCATTCATGGCCATATCAATGATTTTCTGGTGCGTACCGGGTTGAGAAGCGGTGTAAGTGAACTGCAGTTGCCATGTTTTACGGCAGTGAGAGCAGAGATAGCGCTGATGTCCGGCAGTACTTTTACCGTTACGCACCACCCCGTCAGTAGCTGAACAGGAGGGACAGCTGATATAAACAGAAGCCACTGGAGCACCTCAAAAACATCATCATACACTAAATCAGTAAGTTGGCAGCATCACCCCTTCCTGGCTGTTGAAAAAGACTACGCTGCTTAAATTTTAAATGAGCATCCTCAAGCCGAATAACTTAAAGGATGCTCTTCAAATTTTAATAAGAATTATCAACAGCAAAAAACCTCATAAAAAACACTACTCATTTAATTTCCAAAATTAAGATGAACATTAATAACCACCATTATATTACATGATCTTTTCCATATCCTATAGCATTACTCTCTATAGTATTAATATCTGAGCCTCTAATTATCTCCTTTATACAGATTAGTTCCAATATGGATAAATATTCTTGTGAAAATGGTTAATCCACATCACATAGGATAACCTTAACGTCCCTATGTTCCATTAAGTTAAGAATAACCTTAAGCAAACCAAATCAGATACCCCCTAATAAAACAAAAATAAATTTGAATACCGTAAAATCTGGTGTCATTAATATCTTGAAAACAACAAAAAAGGAGATAAACAATGATATCAAGAGAAAATAATAAAAATAACCTATTCCGTGTAAAGTCTAAAAATGGTGTCCTTCGTTGCCTTAAGGCTGGCATGGATATAAATATGTGCAATAGTAAAGGTCAAACTGCTCTTTTTACCTGTAATGTACCTGAAGCTATACAGGCAATGATTGACGCTGACATTGACATTCACCACTTGGATAATGACGGTAATAATGCATTATTCTATGCTCAAAATGTTGAAACAGTGGAACTTCTTGTCAGCAATGGTATTAATGTTAACCACCGGAATAAGTCAGGCACCCTTGCGATTCAACATATTGATGTTTCACCAGGGTTAGTAAAATATCTTATCAAAGCAGGACTAGATATCCATACCAAAGATAGCTATGGCAATTCCTTTCTTTTCATTCCATTTGAAGGATATGTGTACGATGCACTAATTGAGGCTGGTTGCGACATTAATCATAAAAATATAAGTGGACAGACAGCATTCGATCACTGGCAGTCAGAAAATAATAGCATAGTTGGTAAATATACGCACTGGGAATCTAAAAACGATAACTACATTCGTTTTCTTATCCGTAATATTCATCTTAAAGACAGTTCAAAAATTGTATTCACGAACATTACATTTAAATCAATTGAGCTGTTGTCGTTACTTATAAAGCAAAAAAATGAATTTGAGATAAGTGATAAGTGCATTATCACACCAACAAATGCCGACGCTAAAAAATTAATTTTACAACTAAAGAAGCTGACAGACATTAGTCATGTTTGGTTTTACATAAGCAGTACATATCTACTGACGCACTATGCAGGAAGACTGCTAATTAAATTGGATTTGCCCCTATATTTCCAGACATCTGTTATCACTTAACCCATTACAAGCCCGCTGCCGCAGATATTCCCGTGGCGAGCGATAACCCAGCGCACTATGCGGATGCCATTCGTTATAATGCTCGAACGCCTCTGCAAGGTTCTTTGCTGCCGTTAACCCGTCTGGTTTGGGCATGATACTGATGTAGTCACGCTTTATCGTTTTCACGAAGCTCTCTGCTATTCCGTTACTCTCCGGACTCCGCACCGCCGTGTTCTTCGGTTCAAGTCCCAACATCCGGGCGAACTGGCGTGTTTCATTAGCCCGGTAGCATGAACCATTATCCGTCAGCCACTCCACTGGAGACGACGGAAGATCGTTGCCGAAGCGGCGTTCCACCGCTCCCAGCATGACGTCCTGTACTGTTTCACTGTTGAAGCCGCCGGTAGTGACCGCCCAGTGCAGTGCCTCACGATCACAGCAGTCCAGCGCGAACGTGACACGCAGTCTCTCTCCGTTATCACAGCAGAACTCGAACCCGTC